AGTATTCAGATACTGCTACAGATTTAACAGGTGTTACTTTAATGGCAACTGTAGCTTTAGCTAGTATGGGTGTTCCAGCACAATTAGGATCTTTATCAGGAGTTACTGGTTCATATGGTGCAGTAGCAGGAAAAGCATTTGGTAATGCTCTTATTAATTCTAGTTTTACTGCTTTACAAGGTGGAGATTTTGCTAGTTCTTTTGGTAAAAATATGATAACTAGTATGGCAGTTCCTGCAATATCTAAAGGTTTAGATACTGCAATGGGTAATACTATTTTTGCTAATGTACCTACAGATAGTTTATTTAGAGAAGTAGCAGGTGGTGCAATTAATAGGTCTATTACTGAAGGACTTGTAGCTGCTGTATCAGGTCGTGATGTAGGTACAGCTATGAAAAATGGTGCTTTAAAAGGTGCATTTAAAGCAGGTGGTACTAAATTAATGACAAGTATATTTGATGAATCAGATTTAAAATTTATAACAGACAATAGTAATTTAGAATACAAAGATGTTATTGGTTTAGGTACAATGGGAATTAGAACAGGTGTAATGAATTTAGTACAAGGTAGAGATTTTACTGATGGTATAGCAAGTACATTAATGTCTTATGGTGCATCTACAGTAGTAGGAAACTCTATTGAAAATAGACTAGGTGATAAGTTACAAAATAATCCAGGTACATATCAGTTTCTTAAAAATTCAAGTGAAGTATTAACTAGAGCTTATGTAAAAGCAGCTGCTCAAGGTAAACAATTGTCAGCAGAACAAGTACAACAAATATTTATTAATCAAGCTTTAAAGAAAACAAAACGTAAAGTTACAAGAACTATACTTGCTCCTACAGGATTGGGCAAAGAAAAAACTAAATCCTAATAATTGGCTACCTTATCTCCCCCTTACAGGCTACGGATAGCCCCAATACGAAAGGAAGTACAAAATGGCTGAAGCACAAACAATAGAAAAACCAGAAGTTAAATCACAAGAAAAAAAAGTAGTAGGGTTTGCTACACGATCTGCTAATAAAGAACGTATAGAGCAAGAAGAAAAAGAACTAGAAAATTTAAAAAAACAAAATGTAGAAGAGGTAGAACAAGAAGAAGTTGAACCTACTACAGCAGAAGAAAGAAGTTTTAAAAAAAGATATGGTGATTTAAGAAGGCACTCTCAAAAGAAAGAACAAGATTTTCAAAAACAAATAGATGAGTTAAGAGTTCAACTAGATGCTTCTACTAAAAAAGAAATTAAGTTACCTAAAACTGAAGAAGAGATAGATGCTTGGACAAAAGAATATCCAGATGTAGCAGGTATAGTAGAAACTATAGCTATTAAAAAAGCTAAAGAACAATCATCTATACTAGAAGATAGAATGAAAAAAGTAGATGAAATGCAAGCTGATGCATTAAGAGAAAAAGCTGAAGTAGAATTACTTAAAAAACATCCTGACTTTAATGATATTAAAAATCAAGATGAGTTTCATGATTGGGTAGAAGAACAACCTAAATGGGTGCAACAAGCATTATATGAAAATGAAAATGATGCTAACTCTGCTGCAAGAGCTATAGATCTTTATAAGTCTGATATGGGTATTAGCAATAAAAAAGTAACTGCAAAAGATAAAAGCCTTGATGCAGCTAAATCTGTATCTACTACTCAAAAAGGAAATCCTAATAGTTCATCTGAAATAGGAACAATTAGAGAGTCAGATATAGAAAAAATGTCATCTAGAGAATATGAAGCAAATCAAGAAGAAATAACTAAAGCAATACAAAGTGGTAAATTTATATATGATTTAACAGGTTCAGCAAGATAGTACTTGACAATCAACTATTTATATTTATAACTATAAATCAACATTAAAGTAAGTGTGGCTTGCCCCTGTAAGGATACCAAACTACACTTACAAAATTTTATAACGCAATACAAACAATTTTCGGAATACCTGAAACTTGATTGCCCATATTATATAGCTTGTGACGGCATCTATATAACTTGCACCAATAAAGACAGCCCCTAGAATGATTGTGTAAGAACTGCGTTGGATACTTATACTTTTTTTCAAGGAGAAATACAATGGCTTTTCCTAAGGCAACAGGCCATAATAATTTACCTAATGGTAATTTTAGCCCAGTAATATACTCNAAGCAGGTACAACTTGCTTTCCGTAAATCCTCCATAGTAGAAGATATTACCAATAGTGATTATTTTGGTGAGATTGCTAATATGGGTGATTCAGTTAAAATCATTAAAGAACCTGAAGTTTCTGTACAGGCTTACAATCGTGGCACACAGATTACTGCACAGGATCTTGATGATGAAGATTTCACATTAGTTGTTGATCAAGCTAACTACTATGCATTTAAGATGGATGATATTGAAGAAGCTCACAGTCATGTAAACTTTTTATCAATGGCATCTGATCGTGCTGCATATCGTTTAAGAGATCAATATGATCAAGATGTATTTGGTTATCTTTGTGGCTTTGAACAATCAGCAAAGCATGGTGCAGCTAATACAGCTAGAACAACTTCNCCTGGTACTAATGCTGTTTCAACAGCAGGTAGTGATGAGCTTTTAACTACTATGAAATTAAANAAAGGTAGTTTTGCTAGTATTACTACAAGTAGTGCAGGTGAACATTCTATTCCATTAGCTACACGTTTGCCAGGTGCTACTTCAGTACCAACAGCAACTGCTTCACCTTTACAAGTAATAGCTCGTATGAGTCGTTTACTTGATACTCAGTTTGTTGATACAGCAAACAGATGGTTAGTAGTTGATCCTGTATTTGCTGAAGTACTAAAGGATGAGGATAGCAGACTATTTGACTCAGACTATGGTGGATCAGGCTTACAGAATGGATTAGTGTTGAATAATTTACATGGCTTTAAAGTGTATATTTCAAACAACCTTCCATCAGTAGGAACAGGTTCTTCAACAACAGGTACAGCTAATCAAAATGCCAACTTTGGTGTTATTGTTGCTGGACATTCATCTGCTATAGCTACGGCTCAACAGATTACTAAGACAGAAAGCTATCGAGATCCTGACAGCTTTGCTGATATCGTTCGTGGTATGCATCTTTATGGTCGTAAGATTTTAAGACCTGAAGCAATCGTTACTGCTAAATATAATACTGCTGCTTAAAGGAGAAAATAAATGGCTACAGTAGATCAATCAAGTGGTATAAATGGAGGTACACATCCTTCAAGAGCTATCCGTAAGATGCCTTATAAAATTGAAACAGATGTTAATTTAGCAACTGTTACAACCACTAAAGGTTCAGCTATCGGATCAGCAGACGTAATTCAAGTGTTGGATATTCCAGGTAAGTCTTTGGTATATGCAGCAGGACTTGAAATGGTTACACAAGGTGATGGTAAGTATACAGTAGATTTAGGTGTTGAAACTGTAGATGGTGATGTATTTGTTGATGGAGTAGATTGGGGATCAGCAATTGCTACAGGTACAATTACTCAAATGGCTGCTGCTTATCAACCTGTTGTACTTGGCTCTGATTTAACATTAGATCTTACTATTGGTAAGGCTAATACATCAGCAAGTGCTTTACCTACNACNGGTGTATTTCGTGCTTGGGCTGTNGTACAAGACATTAGTGATGACAAAGGCCCAGATGAAGTAGATCGTGACCAATTAGCTTAATGCTATATTGTTGATATATGGGTAGCTCTTGTTGAAAGGGTTACCCATTTTTTTTAAGGAAAGATAATTGTGGCAATTACACAAGCTTTATGTACATCATTTAAAAAAGAATTGCTTGAAGGTAAGCATGACTTTTCTGTTTCTGGTGGACATACTTTTAAAATTGCTTTGTATAGTGCAGGTGCAGCATTAAGTGCAGGTACTACAAGTTTTACAACTACTGGAGAAGTAGCAGGTGCAGGATATACAAGTGGTGGATTAAATTTAACTAATAAGACTGCTACTACATCAGGCACAGTAGCATTTACTAGTTTTGATAATGCTACATTTACTAATGCTTCTGTAACAGTAAGAGGTGCTTTAGTATATAACACAACTACAAGTGGTACATCTGACACTACTAATGCCGTATGTGTACTGGATTTTAGTGCAGATAAAACAACAACAACTGCTGATTTTATAGTAGGTTTTCCTACAGCAGATAGTACTACAGCTATTATAAGGATTGATTAAGAATGGCTACAGTTACTTTAATAGATAGTACAGGAGAAGTATATGGTGTTGCTGTATATGGTACATCTGTTTATGGAACTATAAATAGTAGAACTATTATACCTGATGGAGTTAAAGCAACATCATCATTAGGTGAAGAAAGTATTACTGCAACACAGTTTGACTATACAGCAGTAGCTGATAACTATGAAAGACGTAGAACAGTTCATGTACATAGATCAACTACATCTTCAGATAGAACAGTAAAGGTAGCTTAATATGTTTACATGGCCTAGTAAAGACCCTGATGAAACAGTAGACTTTAGTATGGATTGGTCAAGGTATTTAAATGATCAAGCTACTATTAGTTCTGTTACTTGGTTTGTTGATAATGCTTCAGGAACTAAAACTGAATTAGCTAGTGTTAATGATATAGTAAATGGAATACAGTTTGTAGGTAAATCTAATACTAATACTGTAGCTACTATAAATGTTGCACTAGGTACTAATAATTTTAAATATAAATTTAGTTGTCAAATAACAGATACAACTGGAACAATTGCTGAAAGAACAGTACTACTTCCTATTAAGGAAACATAATGGCATATAATTTTTTAGGACTTGTTAATGAAGTTAATCGTAGGCTTAACGAAGTAGAACTTACTAGTTCTAATTTTGCTAGTGCAGTAGGATTTTATTCACAAGTTAAAGATAGTGTTAATGCTGCAATACAAGAAATAGATCAAGAGTATCCTGAGTGGCCTTATAACTTTGTTGAACAAGAAGATACTTTAACTAATGGTATTACTAGATATAGTTTTCCTGCTAATGCTACTGTTTTAGACTTTGAAAGTTTTAGAGTTAAAGAAGATACTACATTAGGTAATAGAACACAAAAGTTACAAGTATTAACCTATGAAGAATACTTAGATAGATTTGTTGAACAAGAGTATACAAGTGATACAAGTTTAAGAAGTGTTCCTGTATATGTAGCTAAAGGGCATGGTTTAGAATATATATTATCACCTGCACCTAATAAAGCTTATACTTTAGTATATGAATATTATTTAACTAGTACAGATTTAATAGATTCAACTGATGTGCCTAAGATACCTGAAATATATAGAAATGTAGTTGTTGATGGTGCTATGCATTATGCTTATATGTTTAGAGGCAATACACAAGATGCAATGGTTGCAGAGAAAAAGTTTAAAGATGGCTTAAAAAACATGAGAATTGTTTTAATTAATAAAAATACTTATGTTAGATCAACTATGTTAACAAGAACACAACGTAGTACTTATGTTTATAGATTGGCTTCT